GCTATTAGAGAGGGCATATAATGTTGTTCTCCAAGTTAACGGGATTCAAGGTAGTGCTCATCTTACTTTTGAGGAGCTACAAACGAGTGACCGGAAGACCGATGCGGAAGCCGAATCTATCGAAACTCAAACGAAAATCGCTCAAGTTAACCAGGGGTGGATCGATAATGATGAAGCGGCTACAGAAATGGTTGGACATCCGGCCGTTAATGAGCCTATTCCGGTAAATCCTATAAGCGTACAACCTCAAGAAGAGGAACCGGTCAGCCAAACGAATGAAGATGATCAAACCGAGGAAGACGAAACTCGTGTTCTTCGAGTTGTCGGAGGCGTAAAAAAAAACAAAATTTTAGCCGGTCCGAATCACTAGATGATTATATAAACGGAATAAACGAGGAATGGGCGTCCGAACTTGCTGATATTGCACAAAAAGCGAGACGGGCTTATTCGCGTTTCTTGAGGAATCAAAGAGACGTTTATATTGAGCGCTTGAAAAAAGCACCGGAGCCACCAACTAGGGTTCTAGTAGATATCCGGTCCTTAAAAAGTACAAAACGAGAGGATATTCCTGACCCCACCGATGTTTTCCGGTATTGGGTAATTACGAATATTTTATCTGATTCCTTCGAACAAATAGGCAATTGGAATAACGAGATATATGACTTTATGCAAGAAGCAATGGAATTAACCGGAGGATATACTTTAGCTTCTTTAGATGTCGATATAGTCTTTAACCCTAGAGACTCGGTTATGCTTCGCTGGTTGCAGGAACGTAGCTACAGGGAGGCTCAATTAATCCAAGGAGCAACAGACGAGTTTGTTATAGGCGCCCTGTGGAACGCGGTGTATGAAGAGTATAGTATTCCGGCGGCGGCTGAGTATTTAAAAACCGATTTTGGTTTTAGTCAAGGCCGAGCCGAGAGGATAGCAAGAACAGAAATTATCAGCGCTGGCCGTTCGGGCCAATATCATGGCGATAAACAATCAGGAATCGTTATCGGCAAGGAGTGGAAAGCGGCTCACCAAGATAGAACAAGGGCCGGCCATTTAGAGGCCGATGCTCAAAAGGTCGCTTTCGAAAATCCGTTTTACGTAGCCAACGCAGATGGACAATTGGAGCCTTTACTTTTCCCTGGAGATACGAGTTATGGAGCTTCAGCAAGTAATGTTATAAATTGTCGTTGTTGGTATAAGCGGATATTGGAAGGAGAACCTTTTGAAGAGACGTAAGAGGTGAATTTAAAATGAAACGGCTTATGGTTACGTATGAGTTAAGAGGAGAGTTAATAAGAGCAATGTTAAACCTTCCGAGTAAAGAAGAGATAATACCAACCTTGCTACAATACCATATGGAATTTGATGACTCGGCTATTCGTATTAAAAAAATCCGAGAATTTCAAGAGCAACAAAAGGTTATGCACGTTTGGTATTGCAATTGAAAGGAGGGGTTCGCCTTGTATATGGTATGGAGTTTAATAGGGCTTTTAATTGTTATTTGGCTTTTAACAAACCTATTTTAAAACCATAAACTTGAAGGGAGGTGAAATTATTGAGCGCTTTAGTTCAAATGCCTGTAAGGGTTACGGCCGATCCGGTCCAAAAGGATGAATGGGAAAGAATACTCGAATTAATTAATCGCCATACGTTGGAGCCAGTAGAAGACGCTTCACAAATCTTTACGTTTTCCGGGATTTGCTCCAACGATAGAATGGACGCTTATATGACAAGAATGGACCCGATGACAACGTTACGAAATTACGTAGAGGATTTACAAAGCGGTGTTAGCCTTCAAGCCGGCCACGACATCTCTAAGAATCCATACGGGCGTTCATACGATGCTCAATTTTTATCAACGCACGATGAAAATTCCGTTCGAGGCTTTTGGTATATTATGCGCGACTTAAATATTAACGGCGAAAATACCAACGATACAATTCGAGCTATTAAAGCAGGGATTTTACGCGACTTATCGGTGGGCTTCGGTGGAGATCAGATGTACTATCGTTGTTCCTCTTGCGGAAAAGATTTGTTTGATTGGGATTGTTCCCACTTTCCCGGCCTTGAAGACGAGGATGGCCGAATGGTCTATGCTTGGATTGTAAACGGCCGTTTAAGAGAGGTTTCAAGCGTTTATAAAGGAGCTACACCGGGGGCTTTTATTGATAAAGCTCGAAGTTTTGCTCAACAAAAAGAGCTAGATAATAAACAAATATTAAGACTAGAGAACGCTTATTCAATCCGCCTGGACAATAATAAGGGTTCTTTTTATATGCCTTCAAAAACTAATTCTAAAGAGGCAGAAAACGAAATTATAGTGCCGAATCAAAGGCAGGAGGAGGAAAACGAAATGGGCGAAGAAAACAAATATTTTTCACGAAACAATTTATTAGCGGATATCCGCCACGCGGTACGCGAAAATAAGATCGAAAAGGCCGTTATTTATGACGTATTAGCGGAAGAAGGAGATGCCTTCAGACAACCGGAAGACATCGCTATTCGTAACGTATTAGGTAAGGATTTATGCAAGCCGGAAGCAATCCGCCAATTAAAACACGAGGCCGAGCAAGGACGCCGTTATTTAGCGGATACAATCGATGAGGCTGTAGCGGCTCGTGTTCGCGCTTTTGGAGATACGTTTAATGCCGAGTCTTATCGTTCTATGCTTGCTAAAAGCGGTGAAATCGATCATATCAAAGAAGAAATTAATGCTTACGAGCGTATGGCAAAGGAACGATTCAAACCGGGACGCCAAACGGAACCGACTCCAATTCCTGGAGACGATGAAGGCAAGGAAGAAAACAACGCTCGTTTTGATAACTTAGATGACGAAAATTTATTCGATGGAGGCGATGAATAATGCCACGAGTAGGAGGCCACTTACCAGACGATTACGGGTTGAGTTTGACGGTTTTAGTACCAACGGCAAGCGAAGCGAATCCTGTAGATACGGGAGATGTTTTGGTTTTTACAAATACGGGAGCATACCACGCTGGACCGGCGGCGGCTGGAGACGCGGTTCAATTAATTGCTAAACATCCGGTCAGCGATCCGTTTACGCCTCTAGGGGTTCACGCTTTTGGTTATTCTCGTGTAAGTAAAGTTAAATTTACGGGTACGGCTCCAACTATCGGGGCAAGCGTAGAAGCCGATGGAACAGGCGCGGTTCGTACAGCGGCGGCCGCAAATGGAACTCGTGTTTTATACGTAGACGCGGCTGGCGGCTTTTGTGAAGTCGCATTCCCATAAACAAATTTAAAAGGAGGTTAGAAAAATGGGAGCATTAAAAGTTAAAAATCGATCTGGAAAAATCATTCAATTACCGCAAGGCGCAGATTTAAAACGTATTTTATCTGAAAAATACGGAACGGAACCGGCGTCACACGCTTCATCTTATCATTATCGCCATTATCTAAAGGAACAAGGGGTTTCTCGTAAGGACGTTATTAGCGCCCTGGGAATTGAAAATATTAATAAAATTCAAGTTCGAGAGTTATTAAATAACGATGGAACAAAACCTTTGTTTAATAGCGTAGTAGAAGATGGACTTCGTATGGGTTGGGAACGCGAATCGAACTGGCAGCAGTTAGTAGCGGAAACAATCGAAACGGACCAATTTAGCTATTTATGGTATTTCCTAGATACGGGCGCAACTCCTGAAGAAAAGGAAGAGATGTTCGGGCTTAGAGATGTCGGCCAGGGCGCTCCAATTCCGGTTGGTAGTATTAAAGTAGGAGAAAATAGTATAAAAATGGCAAAACGAGGTAGAGGAATCGAATGGACGGATGAATCTAAGCGCGCTCCTATCAGTCTCGTACAACTTTGGTTGAGAGAACTTGGTAGACAACTAGGCCGTCAGTATGAGTCCGTTGCTGTTAATCGCCTTCTTAATGGGTACTTCAATGACGGAACCGATGCGGCCCCTACGATCGGGGTTTCAACGGCTAATGATTGGAATTTAGCTGATATTTTTTATGCGGCGGCTTATCAAGAGGAATCTTTCGGCCAACGTCCAAACCGCGCAATTATGAACCTTGAAACAGCTTATCGTATTACTTCAATGCGCGATGGAGATGCTTATTTATACAGAAACGAGCTTCAAAATAACGAGTTTGCCGATGTGTTAAACAACAAACCGTTTATTTCAGAATTAGTACCGGATAATCGTATTATTCTAGTAAATACGAATGCCGCGTTAGTTCGCTATCAAGGAAAGCCATTCGGCGTTGAGAGCGATCGTAACGTTAAAACTCAAGTCGAAGGAAGTTATGGGACAGAGATTTCCGAATTCGTTCCATTCATCCCGGAAGCGAGAATTATCTTAACTTTAGACCAAGCACGATGATAGAAGCCATTAAACTTTGGCTTCTATTATTTGTTTTGGCTGTTATTTACGCGATAGTTTTATATTTTCTCCAAGGTGGAGATTTAAGACATATTCTTTAAGGAGGGTTTTCAAATGGCTAGTAAAAAGACGCAAAATGCCGAGGAACAAAACGTGGA